CATCAATCTTATATTTCTACGTATTTAGAAGAAAGTTTGGTCATTGTTGCTGTTGAAGAAGTCCATATTTGGTTTTCCCTTTTCCAAGGTTTTTACCCGTACACTGTTACAAAAAATGAACTCCAGATTGTTAAGAATATACTAACAGTTTCTGATGAGTTGTTTATGAACAACGCAGTTTTGAGGAATATTGGTGAACATTTAGATGAGAGTAAGGCGCATATTGCGGTTCGTACATCTGTTCACACTAGTTCGACAGTTGCTATTAAGAAGACCCATTCTTTGTACCAACATAATGTTTATTCCGATTCAGCACGCATGCTCCTAAATGCCTATTACCACCGTCTTGATGCATATAGTATTGGACGGATGGTTTTTCATTAATCCGGCCGGCGTTTGTATTATTTGGTTATCGTGTGAGGGAAACACGACTAGAACTTGCTTCAACTGAAGTTCCCGATGATACATTTAAAGTCAAGAAATTTCCCATAGAGACAAATACTCGCTCACCAATGCGCATATCCTTAGGATGCCATTTTGTTGGAGCAGCTCTACCGGCACCGGACACTACTTGCTCTTTTTCACAACAGCCTTCTGTTGTTAAACGTGTTGCAGCTAAAATGCCCCCTATCAATCGTCAGACTCTACGTGCTCTCAAGAGATTCACAGCCGCATGGCTTAAGAGTAATATGACTCAACATATTTTCTCTCCTGATGAGAAGTTTGATTTTGACGAATGGATTGATAACACACCTTATACTGAAAGCCGCCGAGAAACTTTGCGACGTCGATTTGCCGAAACGAAAGGCCAATTCAATAAACGTTGTTCAAATGTCAAAGCTTTTACAAAAGACGAAAACTACCCCGAATACAAATTCTTCCGTGCAATTTGTTCACGATCCGATGAGTTCAAAACGCTTGTTGGTCCTTTCTTTCAGAAAGTCGGTGCAATTATGTTTTCACTTCCGCAATTTATCAAGAAGATACCTGTCAATGAGCGTCCTGCTTATATCATGAGTAAATTTGCTGATAAGCCGAATGTCTTTTGTACTGATTATTCACAGTTTGAGAGTACTTTTGTTGAAAAGTTAATGACCTATGTCGAGCGTCAATTTTACGACTTTTTATTACAAAACAATCCACGTCGTCAAGAAATTATGAAGATGATTGATGAAGGTATTATTGGTAAGAATCACATCATTTTAAGAGATTTCATATTCACGATTATGTGTAAACGTATGTCGGGTGAAATGAATACATCTTTAGGAAATGGATTCTTCAACATGATTGTCACTTTTTTCCTTTTACAAAAAGCTGGCAACAAATATGCAGATGGTGTTTTCGAAGGAGATGATTCCCTCTGTTGGTGTGACCTCCGTCCTCCATCAGTCCAAG